TGAGATTGAACGCCAAGGCGCCAAGCGCGTGACGTTCTTGGAGCGCCTGCACCAGCGGTACGCCATGCTGCGCGCAGCGCGGGAACGAGTTGAACTACTAAAGGAGGCCGTAAGATGAAAGCCCGTATCCTAGACCCCAACTTTAAGTACATCTGCGCGGCAGCGACGGACATTCAGGCAACATGGCGTAAATTTGGATGGAGACCACTCAGTGAAATGCCCAACGTGCGGAGCTTGGACGGAAGTGAAAGAGACGCGCCAGAAGAACGGCTACATACAGAGAGCGAGGATATGCGGCAATGAGCACCGATTTTTCACAGAAGAACGCGCCAGACTTCCAAAGCTGGCAACCAGCGACGCTAGCAAAGTTCGCGCAGGACGCCTACGCAAAGATGCAAGAGCAGCAGGACGAGATCATGCACCTGCGCCAAGACCTCAAGACGGCGATTAACGCCTATCGGGACTTGTTACGCCGTTAGCGTTTTGGACTCGGCCTCAACCGAGTCCAACCGGCGCATCCAGCCTTTGCCGAACGTGGCAAAGGTGGACAGGCTCTTGTAGTGAGCCTCGCGCAAATCGCAGAACTTCTCGATGAGTTCATCGGCGGGCATGGCCGTTACAGCGGCCAACGTCTTGGGGCCGATCTGCCCGTCCACCGTAGCGCCTACCGCTTGCTGGAGAAACCTTGCAGCGCGGCCAGGACCAGCATTAACGGCGCAGTCAACCACGCACAGATCAACACCAGCAGGAAGCTCATCACCGCGAATAGCATCCCAATACCGCTTTTTGTACAGCGGAGAAACCATCTCAGGGGTGAGCGAACGCATGTCGGCCTCAGTGGCCGGTTTGCCTGACCATTCTTCCCATACAAGTTTTGTCACTCCCAGATTGGTCATCCCGCCAGGGTCGGCGGGATGGTTGACATATCCACCCTCCCAATGGAAGATGTGCTTGAGCGCTTCGTCCCAGTTTTCTTTCATTTCATTTCCCCGTGGTTTTGGTGAGCAGATCAGTTTTGGCTTGTGACCCAGCAGATGATCCAAAATAATAGGCAATGATGCCCGTCCAAGCGGTGCCCAGGCTACCCAGCATCATCAAGATTGCTGGATTGCTGCTGTCAATCTGATTGAAAAACATCATAACCATGATGCCAAAGAACCCCAGCGTGACTGCACCGGCCAAAATTGGCGGCATCATCGAGCGGGTCGTGGCCTGCATCTCACGGGCGCTCTTGCGGTCGTCCACGGCCAGCTTCTCAAAGTTCAGACCCAGTTCCTGAGCCTGCTTGGCAAGCTCAATCTCGGCCAACTTGACCTGCGCTACCTGATCGGCAGTAAGCTTGTTGCTGGAGATCATGTCTTGGACTTTGTCTTCGTCCACGCCAACGGCTTTGGAGATGGCCGATACAGCCATACCAGCCAGTGGGCCACCCAGTGCAGTGGCAATCGTCGGTGCAATTTGTTTGAGCCAGTCCATATCAGCTTCCTCTCTTGGTCAGCATGGCGCTGGCAATCTCCAGCATAAATTTTGTCTGCTCCAGGTTTTTGGGCGGCTCCGTCCAACCGACGGTAACCTGACCGACAAACCTGTTGAAGTCAGGCGGCACACTGACCCGGCAAGTGAACGCCACCCCGTTCTGTATGTACCAAAGCCCGACCTCAGACTGCGCGTAGCGGTATTCGCCGCAAGGAATCTCATTCGTCATCAGCTTAACGACATCGGCGTTGTTGGATGCGTTTTGCGTGAACAGACCAACGTCAATTTCTTCAATACTCTTGTCCCGGCCCTCTTTGGTGTAAGCGCGATACAACGTCCGAGAGTTGAAAAGCGGATTGACCTTGAATATGGCTACAACCGTTGCGCCGGTCTGCTTAAACAACATTGCAGAAGTGTCCTCCACCCGCGCTGTGTTTATTTCAGGCAGCTTCTTGGACTCTTTGTATGCATCGCGGATAAAGTCCTGGCTCTCGTACAAGGCATAGCCAGCAAAAGCAATCACCGCCATCAAGATTACCGCAAAGAGTTTAAACGGCGAATCCACATACCCAAGAACTTTGTCAAGGGTGGTGTTGGCGTTGAGCTTCTCGGTCATCGCACTTGCCCAGTAACGATCTGTATCACGACCCAGGCAATCACACCAGCAGAGGCAATAGCAACGACGCCGCCAACAACCAAGGTGATTATCTCTTCCATTTCCTCGGCGCGTTTCTTATCTGCTTCTTTCTTGCGTCTGGCAGCATGAGCCGCTTCAACTTCCATATGCTGGGCGCGGATGGTGATTTTTTGCCATACGTCCATTTTGTTGCTCTGGAAGAAGAGCATCTTGACCTGCTCTTCGAACTCACGGGCTTGTTCCAGCGCCATCTCAAGTTCGAGTGCTTTGCCCAGAGCGGAACCTTTAAAGTCACCGTTCTTGGATTGTTCAACAACTTTGACGGCTTCGGCCTTGGCATCAAAGTATTTACCCAGCACCGGCCCAAGACTCTGCACATCTTGTACGGTGGCAACAGCCTTCTTTACAAGATTTACTGCCGACGATACGGCTGCAAGAGCGGTGATGGGGTCGATCATTTGTCTACCTTGCCGTCGAGCTTGTCGAAAATGCGCCCCAGCATCAACTTGATGTCGGCCATGTCGGCGCGGTAGTCGTCGCGGGCGACATAGTGCGACGGCATCTGGCGCACGTCAGCATCGAGCCGGTCGATGGCCTGGTAGATGCGGTTGAGTGTCCAACCCCCGAAGAACCCAGCGACGGCCACGGCGATGTTGAAGAGGATTTGGTAGTCCATGATCAAGGTCTTTGAGCAGCGACAGGTGTGGCGATCAATGTAGACAGCAGAGCGTTATTCAAAGGTTCTGTCGCCATCAAGCTATTAATCGGGCGGTCGTAGGTTGGCAATGCTCGGCGTTGGCCCATTTGGGACAGCAGGTAGTTGCGAGCACCGTATGACACCGTGCCGGGCGCCATCACACCAAGCATGGCTCCGACTGACGCGCCTTGAGTGCCACCAAACAACGCGCCAGCGCCAGCGCCTACGCCGCCACCCAAAGTTGGGCCGAGCATAGTGCCCGCACCGGGCGTTCCCATCGTGCCTGGCGGCACCATCACGGGCCGCGCGGCATTGGCAAAGCGTGCGATCAGGTCAAGATCGCCGCTGAAATACCGCCCCCGCGTTTGCAAATCGTTCGCCAGTTGCCGGGCGTTGACAGAACCCCCACCCTCAACAATTGCATCTTCTACTGCGTGGCTGACCGCCATACGCTGACGCGAAGCGCGGAACTGATCAAGCATAGCCTGCGCGTTAGCATTGCCGGCAGTTTGGAGCGACCGCTCAATTTGGTCTTCCAAAGCATTGCTGATTGCGCGCTGCGCCAGCCCCATCTCATTGTCGCCGCGAGCCAAGTTGGCGCGGGAAGCTTCGCGCAGCGTGCGAGTAGCGCCTACGGCGTCAGCGGCGTTAAATTGCCCGACGCGGTAGTTAGCCACCAAGTCTTGCACAGGTTGCGGTATGGCGTTGGGGAACGACCGGCCGGGGCCGGTATACGCGGCAAGAACATTGTTTAACGCGTTGTCAAAATCTTGGTCAGCGCGTACAACGCCAATGTTGTTAAGCGGCGCGTACCCTCGCTGGTACTCTTGCCCGCGAATCTGGCGCATGTTTTCACGAGTGAGCGGCGCGTCATCCGGCAGACTTAGCGCGCGGCGCGACAAGCGATCTGTTACCTGTTGGTTCTGCGACGCAGCCTCTTGCTGAGTGCGGGTCTTGCCGCCCAAGCGCTCAAGCAGCACGTTTTGCGCGCTGGGGGTGATGCTGCCTGGCGTAACAAGATAGCCTTCTGCCTGTCCTTGGCGAATCGTCAAGTCGCGCACAGCGTTGCGGGCCTGCGCGGCTTGCAGTTGTGCTTGTCTAGCCTGCGCGGCAGTTGTTATTGCGGAAGGCGTTGCCATAGATACCGCCACGCCCGCTACGGGGCTACCCGTTAGCTCTGTGGTGGTTTGCCCGGCAGTGCCTGCGGCCAGCCCTTTAGCCGCACTTGCGCCTATCTCACGCAAAGACGCTGCTGGCGAGATCATGCCGCCCGTAGCGGCTTGCAGACCGACATCAAGAATGCGCTGGCCTGTGGTCATGCCTTCGGTCGGCTTAATCAGCCCCATCCGCTGAAATGCTTCAGACACCGGCTGACGCGGAGCGGTCACTTCAGGCGCCAACGCTGGGTAGCCGGCCGCCGTCACGGCCGTCCCATATGCCATCTTTGCGAGGTTGGCGATGTTTTGCGGCGTGTTAATGAACAAATCCGCAGCGCCAGCAATTGCTTTGTAAGGGGCGCTAGTGGCGACGTCTAACGTAGATGGCGACTGGCGCGGGCCAGGAATGCCAGATGGCGGCGCGGCAGTAAATTCCGCAAACGGATTTGGCTGCGCGGCAAATTGAGCAAACGGATTTGTCGCCATCACTGCCCCCTTGCACGTTTAGCTGCGCCCGCCCCAAAAATCGCGTCAAATTGCGCGTCGGTGCCCCGGCCAGCCCTAAGAGCGTCGATTGCCGCTTGTGGGATAGCTGGCGCTGCTGCGCCGCCGCCCGCCGCCGCGCCTTGTGTGGGCGCAAGGTACTTTTTAAGCTCCGGTCGGTCAAACAGCGATTTGCCGCCGGGCCCTGAAAACCAAGCGTCCTCTGCGCCGTCAAAGCTGTTGTTTCCTGGTCCCCTGCGCCACTCGTTATAAAAGTTGCGCTGCTCTATGTCCCGCTTAAGCTGCGCTTTTGCGACATCAATAATGAACCTATTTGCGTTAACAGTGTTGCCAAGCTGCGCGCCCGTCTGGGTAATACGTTGCGCGTCTGCTTCAGTCTGCGGGCCTTTTTGCTCAAGTTGACGCTGAAGCACAGCTTGTTGCGTGGCCGCCAAAAAAGTCTGCGCGTCTGTAGCAAATTTTTCTGCTTCAGGTACGCCCAACGCCGCCAATACAGACGCGCCAGCTTTCTTAACATCCGTGCCAAACCCAGTGCTAAACCCTTGGTCAAGAATTTTTGCTTGAGTATCCAGCGCAGGCAAAGTTTTTGCCGCCAAGCCAGCAGCTTTAGAAATGTCTTCGTATTGCTTGACAAGAAGCTC